ACGAGGCACACTGCCTACAGGTCAGAGCAATAATCGTGTGCGCACACAGCTCACACAAAGCCTAGAAGAGACACTAACAAATAGCCCCAAGACCCGAGCCAGAGCTGTCTACAACGAAACATTTGGTACTTTCAATGATTTCTACACGTCAAGAGCATCCGCCATCGAGAATGCCTCTTCCTCCTCATTTTTCTCGCGTGAAATGCGGCGCGCGGGGGTGGAACAGACGATGATCGACGGGCGTCAGTCGCGCGCGCAGTATGTCCTCGGGCTGGTGCGCCCCGGCAGCCAGGTCCAGGGACCATCTCACGCCGAACTCGCGTTGCGCGAGTACCACGCTCGTGAAGTGGCGCGCACGCCCCGCAGCATGTACACCATCAGTGATCGCCTCGCGGTCTCCGCCGCCTCCGAGATCGAGGGGCGCACTGTCGGCCGAAGCGAGGCATTTCAGATCCTGGAGCGGGAGGGTTTCACCGGCGCGGTCCCCCGCACCCAGCCGGCGCGCCAACGCCAACGCCCCTCCACCGAGGGCGAGGCCGCCTACCAACTGATGCGGCAGAACCCCGGTATGACGTTGGAGGCGGCCAAGCGCGAAGTGAAGCGCAACCGCGGTGATGCCGAGCTCGTCCGCACGGCCACGTACCTGGCCGCCCGCGCCGATTTCAAGGAGGACCCCCGCCTGGGAAAGCCCTGCGGCGCCTCGCACATCCCGAAGGCGCATGAGTGTCGGAAGGGGCGAGGTGCGGACGCCCCCGATGCCCCCGAGCGCGCTAAACCCGCCCACATGGGGCGCAAGATCGCCCTGGCCACTGTTGTCGCTGCTGTCGGTGCGATTGGTGTGACGGTCGCTCTCGACGCGCACCGTTTCTACAAAGCCGAGGGGTTACCGAATCCGCCTGGATACCGCGAAGCCGTCCGTGCAGCGCAGGCCGGTGACCCCAAAGTCAGTTACGACGTGGCCATTGGTCTTCACTACGACAAAGTCACCGCAAAGGAGGGTTGGAAGCCGGGGGATCTGGTTTACACCCGCTTTGGGTCAGGCAGCGCCAAGCAAGACCCCACGGCCCACTTCGCCGTGTACATGGGCAAGCAGGGGGCGCGGCATCAGTTCGCTGACTTCGGTGTCGCCGACAGCGCGCTTCGCGAGGGCCACATCAATCTGTACGAGTACGGACCGGGCGCAAAGGGTGTTGCTCCCTTCGTGTTCGCCAAAGCCCCTGCGCTGAAAGGAACTACGGCGTTCAGCTCATCCGAGATCGAGCAGCGTGTCTTCGCCAGCCTCGGTGCCCGCCTGAAGTACGACGCGCTCGACAACAACTGCGAGACCTGGGCCCGGATGATCACCACGGGTCAGGCACGCTCCGCTCAGGCGGAACGGCTCAGCGTCCTCACCCGCTCGCTGTACCGCTACTACGACCGCAAGACCGCAGGCGCCCCACCGAAGGACATCCCATCGGTGAAGCAGCAGGCGCGCGTCCTGGACATGCAAGCCCGCATGGCCGCCGGCGACAAGAGCGCTCGCGCCGATCTCCGCGCGTTTCAAGCGCTAATCAAGCAGGGCAAGCGCACCGACGAGATGCAGCAGGACACCGAGGGCGAACTGCCTACACCGGCGCAGCTGCTCGCGGGATCTACTTCCGACGCCGACGCCGTCGTTCGCACGAAGCTCTACCTCATGTTGCTGATCCGCCTCGGCGAAGCCCGCGTTTATGGACCTGCTTGAGCGCTACAACCGCCTCCTCCACACCTCCGAGAGCGGCACCATCACCATGCTCAACCGCGTCCTCGACGCGAGTTTCAACCGCCTGGTCCACCGCGCTCGGGTGCACATGCAGGCGGGCTACAACGACCCCGCCCAACGCAACCTGGCCCTGTTGCAGGAGTTCCGGATGCTGGTGCCGTCGTTCAACCCCAACGCCGTGGACGGCTACGACCGCATCCTGCGCAACCTCGTGGGCACCGCCGGGCGCTTCGGTATCACCGTCGCCGATGAGCTCACCGGTCAGGTGAAGACCGGCCCGCGGGTCGACGTCTCCATACCGCTGGAAGCGACGATCGCCGCCGCCGGCCAGGCCAAGGGCTACCTGCGCCGCCACGGCGAGAAGTTCGCCGAGACCGCTGCCGAGACCGTCGCCCAAGGCATCGCCGAAGGCCGCCCCACCGACGCCATGGTGCAGGACATGCGCGCTCGGCTCGGTGTGGTGAAGTCCCGCGCTGAAGCGATTGTGCGCACCGAGTCACTGCGCGCCTACAACGACGCTTCGAACACGTACTACGCCGCGCAGGGCATCGAGCTGGTGATGTACTACGCCACTGCTGACGACCGGCTCTGCCCGTTCTGCGCCCCGAGAGCGGCCCAGATCTACCGCCGCGCCGAGATCAAGGTGCCGCTGCACCCGCGTTGCCGGTGCTACCTCGCCCCGTGGGACGCCGACGTGGCCTCGATGGACCCGGACTACGCATCTATGCGGAAAACGCATAAGTCCGACGTCGCCAAAGCATTCGCCAGCGCCGGCACCGAGCCTGTTTCTCTCAACAAGGCCGCGGTGTTCGAGCAACTCGCACCAACGCCGCTGTCCTAGGCCGGAACTGGTTCTTACACTGGCCTATCACATCCTGGGCAGCGTCGCCCTACTGCTATGCCCGCTGCCACCAAGAAGCGTCCACCGATGGAGATGGAGCCCGGCGAGGGCAAAGCCCACGAGAGCGCCGAATCCGCCGCTGAAGAGACCCGCGAAGGCGCCGAGCCCGACGACGCCCCGAAGGCCAAGACAAACCGCAAGCGCAGCGCGAAGAACGCCAAGGCCACCAAGGCTCCGATGGACGGTGGCATGTACGGCAAAAAGCCGATGGACGGTGAGGGTTGCAACTGTGGCAAGCGCAAGGCTAAGTGCGACGGAAGCTGCGGTAAGAAGATGGACCGCAACGACGCCCTGACCCCTCAGGAGTACCTCGCCGCTTGCGATCTCGGCATCCAAGGCCGCAGCCGCTCCTACATCCGCGCCCGCCTCGACGCCGCCGCGCGCCTGGACCTCAAGTGCGGCAACAGCTCCATCTCCGAGGGCGAAAAGTGCACTAAGGGGCAAGCACAAAAGGTGGTGGGCTATGCCAATCCTTCTGGTAGACCGCTGTCCGGAAAACAGATCAGGCAGATTGAGCGCAGCATCACAGCAGAAGAAGCTGCAACGGGTAAAAAAGTAAACATTTCACCAGAGCAAGCAGCCTTGCTCATCCAGACGAGAGGAACACAAAGTCGCAGGTTCGTAGCATCCCAGTTGCGTGGAGCCTCTAACAAGGATCTCAGGAGCGCAATCCAGGCGAGCGCTAGCTCTACAGATCCCATGCGACAAGCTGTGCGCAAAGTCGCAAAACGTGAAGTATTCAACCGCCGTGTTACTCGTGGGGCCACGCTACTTGGTGCCGGCCTTGCTTTGGGTGCAGTAGCGGCTAGTTCAGCGCCGCCTCGCCGCGACTCCGTCTACGCTGCCGGCTTCTCCCCCGAGCTCGACCAACTCGCGATCTGAGCCGTGGTACTTACTCCGACTTTAGTACGCAGCGATGTTTTCATTGGCAATAAAAAGCTGAACTGCGGTCCTGGCTCCAAGCCCTGTGGCAACGCCTGTATCCCCAAAGACCACAAGTGCAGGGCTTCGTGGAACAAGCCGGTCAAGCTGGCCGCCGGCGCAGCGGCTCTTACCGGGGCCGCAATCGTTGGCACTGCGTTTCTCCACCCGAGAGCGAACATGCGCAGCGCTGCTCGTGCTGTGATCGACCCGACCCTGCAGACCGGCTTCGGCATAGGCAATGTGGCCCGCGGCAATTGGGCCGGGGCTGCAAAGAACGCCGCCAACGTGGCAGCTACAGGCCAGGATCTCGGTAAGAACCTCGGCACCCTCGCTAAGGGCTACGGCACCGACATCAAGGGGGCGGTCAACCGAGGGCGTAACGCTGCGTTCAAGTGGCGCAATCACCGCCCCGCAAAGCGTCGCGACTCCGTCTGGGCCGAGGGCTTCGCACCATGACGCTCACCCCGTCCACGCTCCGCCTCGACGCCCCCGGCCGCGCCTGCGGCCAGGGCTTCATCTCCGCTGGCAAGACCTGCCACCAGCGCGGCGCCTTCCCCAAAGGCAAGGCCATCGCCGCAGGACTCACCGCTGGCGTTGTCGGCGCCGCTCTCCTGCACAAAGGCAGCCGCAAAGCCATCCTCGGTGCACCCGGTGCTGCACAACGCAGCGCGCAGCGTGCCGTCACCGAGGTCGTCCACCGGGCCACAGCGCGCAAGCCATCAATGCGGCTGACCCCCGGCGCCTTGGAGGGCATCCGCCCCCAATCCAAGACCCAGCGACTCCACAACGAAGCGCGTAGCGCCAACCAAGCCGCCGAGCGCGCCATTGGCCGCGCAGCACAGGCTGAGGTCGAACGAGGAATGGCCGTCGGCAAGGCCATGCACGCCGCCGGCAAGGCCACCCGCGCTTCCCTACGCAGCGGCATGCGGACCCACAACCTCACCGTGGAGAAACTGCGCCGCCGGTACGAGCCCAACTACCGCAAGACCGGCCGCCGGGACAACTTCATCCAGCACTACGCCCCAGTCCTGCTGCAGCCGCCGACACGCCGCGACGCTGAGGACGGCAAGAAGTACGCCAAGACCGTCACCAACCCCGAGACCGGACGCAAGAACACCGTCCGCTACGGCGCCAAGGGCTACAAGATCGCCCCCGGCACGGACAAAGGCGACCGCTACTGCGCTCGCAGCTTCGGCGACATGAAATCCGAGGGCTACGACTGCTCCGGCGCTGAGCGCAACACGCCGCTCTGCCTCTCGAGGGCGAAGTGGAAGTGCTCGGGCAAAGCCAGTCGCCGCTCCTGAGCAGACTGAGGTGAAACCCGCCCATCCCCCCGAGCACGCCTTCACCCGCCTGTGGTTCTGGAACAGCGCCGGCGCTCAGACTCTGCTATGCCCAGTGCACGAAGCTGCAGACATCAAGCGCCGCCTAATTGCCGAAGGTGCCGTTGTCTGGCACACAGAAGTGTATAACGCCTAGATCCCTACAATCAATTGCTCCAGAGTAATCCTGTACAACTCAGCCAAAGCAAACAACTTACTAAGCGATACCTCAATCTCACCATGTTCCAACCTGCTGTAAGCAGCTTGGCTGACTCTTAGCACCTCTGCAACTTGCATTTGAGTCAGTCCAGCAGCAATACGCAAGCCACGAATTCTGCGACATAGCTCTAGCTGCCTGTGAATGGCCACACCGCTGACTCGCTCACCGTTTAAGGCTACTCACTACACCGAAATCACGTAATCTGACGCCATGGAAACGTCTGTTTCTCGTTACGACTTCGCGCCCATCACGGGAAGCGAAACCACCGAGGAGGGTTACCTCCGCGTCTGGTGTCGTGCGGCGCGCACGGGGACCCAGCTCTACCGACGTGCAGACGGCTCTCAAGTTCGGGAATACCGTCCGCCGGAGGAGGTCAGCAACCCTGACTCCCTCACGACGTTCGGCATGAAACCCGCGACCTGGGGCCACCCCCCGGTCCTGCTCGATTCGGCGAACACCAAGCAGTTCCAGATCGGCTACTCCGGTAGCCAGGTCCGGTACAACGACGGTTTCGTCGAAGTCGCCCTGGTTGTCACCGACCAAGACGCCATCGAGAAGATCAAGCGCAAGGACGCCACCGAGGTGTCCGCCGGCTACAAAGTCGACTTCGACCCCACCCCCGGTCTCACCCCCGAGGGCGAGGAGTACGCCGGCGTCCAGCGCAACATCCGGGTCAACCACATCGCCATCGTTCCCCGCGGCCGGGCTGGCCCGGAGGTTCGACTCCTAATGGATCGCATGGATGCGGCCGACGCTGTCTCCTTCGATCCCGAGTGGATCCGCGACAGCGGATCGGCGCTCCAGCCCTGTCAACCTGCATCTCCCGTTATGGCCACCGTCAAACTCGACGGCCTGGAGATCGATCTGCCCGCAGAAGCAGCCACCGCGGTCCAGTCCTTCGCACGGGACATGGGGCGCCAACTCAAAGCTGTGACTGACGAGCGCGACGAGCTTTCTTCCAAGCTCGACGCCCTCCAAGCAGACCTCGACTCCGTCTCCTTCGAGAAAGAAACCGCTGAAGGCCGCGCCGACGCCCTCGAAGAGCGCCTGGCCGAAATCGACGCCGGCGCAAGCCGCATCGACACCGCCGAGCTCGATCAACTCGTCGCCGCCCGCCTCGCCACCCTGCAGAAGCTGGCTCCCGCATTCGCCGAAGACTTCCACTTCGACGGCATCGACGACGCCGCTCTGTACACCCAAGCCTTCGAGAACCTCACCGGCTCCGCCCCCCGCGAAGACGCTGAGCCCGCCTACATCCAGGGCGTCGTGGAGGGCATCCTTGTCGCTCGCGCCGACTCCGAGGACGACAGCAACGAAGAGGAAGGCGATGACACCGAGGACGCCGGCGACGGCGAAGCCAAGGAAGACTCTGCCGACCGCGCTGACAGCACCGCCAACCTGCGCGATGCCCTCAAGGGCGCCGGCCGCAGCCCCGCTTCCCCGGTGGACACCTACCGCGCGAAGCAGGCGGATGCCTGGAAGCGTCCCCTCACTGCCACCAAGTAAGGAGCTCTTTCCATGGCCGTAGCATTCACCGCCACTACTGTTTCCAACCCCACCGGTGCTCAGGGCAGCTACCCGCTGCGCGAAGTCGCCGGTCACGAGGGCATGCTTGCTGACCTGCAGGCTTACGTCTGCCGCAGCTACCGCAACCAGTCCGGCGCCGCCATTCCCTTTGGTGTACTGGTCGCCACCGACAACACCCCGACCAGCAACGACGCCTACGCCGTCGAGATCGCTACTGGCACGACCAACGTCCAGGGCATTGCAGTCAGCTCGCTCGTCACCGAGGGCGCCGAACTGGGGATGTCGTACACCCCCGTCCCGACGCCGGTGTACTCCGACGGACGCATCGGTTATCCCGACAAGGAGACCATCAACGTGGTCTCCAAGGGCGTGATCTGGGTGCGATCCACCGCCGCCATCGCCCTCGGTGATGCCGTGCGCTTCTTCAACGCCGACCACTCCGGCACCGTCAGCGGCGCCTTCCTGGGTCGCTTCACCAAGACCGGCGTCGCTACCAAGACCACTCAGATCACCGCCGGCGCTCGCTGGGTGTCTGAGACCTCGGCCGCTGGTCTGGCCCTGCTGGAGATTGACATCCCCGGTATGACCTTCACCGCCGACTGATCCCGGAGCTTCCTCCCATGACCACCGAAATTCGCAACGACGAGGTCGGCGTCTTTCTCGCCCGTGAGCTCGAGACCATTCTCAGCCGCACGTTCGAGGTCGAGTACGCCGACATCAAGTACAGCCAGCTGATCCCTATCTCCACCGAGGTCGGTCCCGGCGCCGACTCCTTCACCTATCGCGTCTTCGACAAGCAAGGCTCGATGAAGGTGATTGGGG